CAAATTTACCAGTTAGTCAGCAAATTTACTTTTTTCCCAATGCGTCAGCATATACACCCCCCAATAATCCAGCAAAAAAAAAGCTACATCTGCCCCAAATTCACCAATCTTCCAAGCAAAAAGGCATTACACCCCCTAAATCACCACAAATCCAAGGCTACTCCCTATCTATCATCATAAAAGTGAACCCACAAAGCCACTCAAATTTATGTCATACACCGAAGCAATCTACAACATCTTTATATAATGCCCATATTCTTGATATTTTTTATCCAATCCAATTTTCATTAACGATTTTATATGTTTTATCTCGTATCTATGCACATCTTGAGCCAATTCTTTTAATGTTTTTTTAACCCCTGCTCTCTTAAATGGTATTCTATACTTTTCCGCATAATGAACAAGCCTCTCATATTTATCATCATATGGCTTGATATTCTTATATTCAGTTTCGATAATTTCATTTACAATAGCAGGCTTTATAGGTCTCACTTTCCCACGAATCTTTACAAATTCATTCCCCTCTGCATAACCTCTCTCCAATAGTGAGAGATTCTCCTTATTTAAAGCATTTTTATCTAATGTTTGTTCGTATTTAGTAAATAAAGGCGGTTCTTTATTCCCCCTTTCTCTTAAACCAATTTGCAACATACTCAAAGAACCATTTGTGTGGCGATTCTTACCAAGTAAAATTTTTTTATTTTCTAATTTAACCGCATTTTCTAATTCTTCCATTTTATGTAATAAAATATTTTTGTTATTCATATATAATATACTTATATATTAATTTTTCTTATATAAATTAATATGTTTCATCATATAATTCACTTGTACTTTGTTCATTAGATTGTTATATCTTTCATCCTCCCCCAAGGACACATTGTGTGCTGAATTTTTTACAATTTTTCTAAATGAACTACATAGTAGATACGCTTCTCCTGTGGAGTATATTTGCTCAAAGAATTTGAGCTCATTTCCATTTTCTATAGCGAGATTTTTGTTATCTTGCGCATAGTTATATACCTCAATTTCTTTATCAGACGCGATACCATATTTAACTTCTTCCCAAGCATCAACGCTATCTTTGGATTTGTGTTTAACTGTTCTCTTTTCGATAAATTCCTCCCCCAAATTTAGAAGAAGAGAAGAACCGTTCAACCCCTTAAATCTAAATTTCGCTTTACCATCAACAGAGTAACACCAGGATTTTTTCTCAACACAATAAAATTTATAATCTGTTCCCACCATCTCTTCCAACTCATCCTCAAAGGAACCGAACACTTTACTATTACTTTCATAAATTCTATGAGTTTTATATCGCTCATCCACTTTTTCAACTTCCTCCCAATGAGGAACCCTGATGTCATTATCATCTATGTCCTTTTTCCATTCTAAAAATTTAGTATATCTAAATTTAGACGCGTCCGTATCTGTATATAGTAGTTGGTTCAAACCAACTTTACTATATGAATGATTATACATATAACTCTTCGCATAATCATATATTAAAACACCAAGATAAATAGGTCTCTGTTTGCTTATTAATGTCTCTTCATCAATTTCATATGTTATAAATATTTTGTCCCCAATAGTATTAATAAAATTAATTGATTTAGATTTTTCTTTTATTTTTACATATTCAGCAACAGAATTCACATCCTGTGTTTTCTCTGAATGCAAACCCTCAATAACTTTCCCTGATAAAGAATTCATAAGTAATTTTAATGTCTCTCTTAAGGCAGGGTTATAAGTATCATCTTTATTTTTCTTTTTTGTATCTTGTTCGTTTTTAGCTTTCATAAGGTCTAATAAAAAATCAAACATTTCACAGGATTTCATCTTTTCTGTAAAATAGAAACCATTCTTAATAACAACACCACAATTAAATTTTTTAAGCAACTCAATCATAACATTGCTAATTAAATAATCTTCTAGAACCTCATTATGACCCCAATTATTCTCTATTTCAGATTTTTTACAGTATATTTTAGGTAAATTTAAACCTTTTAAATTTCTCTGGTCTATATCGCAATAATAAAACCCAATAACATCAGGTCCCATATATTTATCAGTATCAACAACTTTCCCACAAGGATAATATACTGGTGCGACAGACATAACATAAGGATATAAAGAACAAACATCTGTCGATGCTAATCTTTCTTCCACTTTCTGCACGCCATTGAATAACTCAACTCTACCTGCAATTTTACATTTTTGTAAATCTTTATATTGTTTATAATTTATTTTAGGTAAATCAAATTTCTTATTCGTTTTACTATCTTCAAATACTTTATATATTAATGAACCTATTGTTTTAATATCGTGCAATTGGTTGGAATATTTTTTAGTCGCTTCAATCTCATCCAAAGCTCTCCTATACTTGCAGAATAAAACAGCAGTAGCTAAAACATCATATTCGTTATATTCTTTTAGTTCTTCATTATCAGTTATCCATTCAATAAGCTCACCATTTAAATATAGTTGTTGAGACTTATTATGGTCAAATGATTTTTTGGCACAGCAATTAATTTTAAAACTCTCACAATTATTTTTTAATGAACCCATAAGATGCTTATGGATATCAAATGTATTATGTCTCCCACACATATGAAAATTTAATAATTGCGAACCATTATAAAAGATATCACTAACAGAAAATTCACTATGCCCGGCTTCATATCTTAATAAACTATCTAATAAAATAAAATTATCAAAATTAGCATTATTAAAACCAATAAATACAAAAGCGGTGTTTGTTTGATTTTTTAAAACCCATTCAATAAATTTTTTAGAACAATCATATCCCAAAAATGTCATACATTTATTTTTTCTAATTTTATTAACTGCATCAATATTTTTATTTTCATCTGCAGTTGTTAATTCTTCCAATTCAGAATTTGACAAATTTAACACTGATAAACTGTATTCCTGCATACAAGAACTTTTTTTAAAATCAATTACTGTTTCATAATCAAAAATTAAATATCTTGTTTCTGTAGCAATAGTGACATCACTATTGATATTTAACTGTCTCGGAGTGAATAAAACAGTATCTTTTTTAACAACCCAACCAGACAGAGTAATATACACATCATCACAAAGTTTAATTCGATTATCTTTAATTATATCATAATGTTGATTAAATTCATCAAATATAATGGTTGATTGAGCACCATTAACTTTTCTTTTATATACAACTTCAACATCTCTTTCCAAATTAATTAAACCAGAGATATATTTAAAATCCATTCCGGTTTTTTTATCTTTTATAGGTATTCTCTTCTTCCCTCCACTTTCTACAATTTCTCGTACACCTCTTTTTAATAAAAAAGAATTACACACTATATTAATATTTAAATCCCATTTTTGCAAAAATAATTTCAATCCATCAAATGAACTAATTTCTTTTAATGGTGTTTTTTCTAAATCATTTAATACATCTACATCTCTAACTAATTTTAATAAACATTGTTTAGCACAATCTTTATTTCCGATTTTCTTACCCCTAATTAACCTACTACTCTCTTCAATTCCATCAACCTCGAAAATCATTTTATCACTAACACCGTGCCCTTCTTGATTCGCTATTCTAGCCTCTGATAAAGCGAAATGGTCATATATAATTTCATCTAATATTAAATTTACAGCATCACTATTTACAAAATTTCCTTGAACTATTCTATCTAATTCATCTTTAAACTCTTGATATGTATCAAAAAGTTGAGTCCTAATACTAATACTTCTAATTTTATCCCCACTTTCTTTATTTCTAATATGAATTGCTACCGATGTAGCATCTGGAAAACTTCTTAGCGCATCTTTAATAGCATTATAAAATTCTTCCTCTGTATTAATATTTACATATTCATAATCATATTTAGTAAAATATCTAACTTTATCCAATAATGTTCTCTTAACAAATCTAGGCAATAAAGATTTAATATACTTTCCTTTCTCTTTATTATATTTCTTCTCTCTTTTCTCTCTTCTAATTCTTCTCTCTTCTATTTTTAGTTTTTTCAAATCTCTCTCCAACTCTTCCAATAAGGGGTCTTTTTTAACCTCTTTTTTAACTACTGGTTTAACTACTTGTTTAACTACTTGTTTAACTACTGGTTTCTCTTCCACCACCATTCTACTTTTATTTTTTTTAATTTTTTTATTTCTTTTTTCCAATTCAATCTCCCTCCTCAAATCTTCCTCCAATTGTAATATCACCCGATCTTTTTCCTTTTTATTCTTAATTTGTTTTATAAATTGATTGTAAGGAACCCAATTACTTTTAGTAGTTTTGTTTGGACCCGATGCTTCAAGAGCATTTAATTCTTCTTCAAGTTTTTCAAGTTCTGATTTTTCCATTCTATATATACTATATTAAGAAAATAAATTTTTAAGTCATTTTTAATTAATTAATTAAAAAAAATAATTATTCTATATTAAAATTAAAAAATTTTAATAAATCTATACTATTTAAAAAATATATTCTTTACACAGAATATAAAACATCCTTCACATCTAACTTTTCTTCCTCTAACGGTATTATTTCAATATCTCCTTCATCTAATGATGTTATTTCAATTATTTGTATTTTTTTAGGACGACCTCTTTTTTTAATTTCACCGCCACTATCTATTATTTCTTGATTCTTTCTATCTCTGAATTTCTTGTTATTCATTTTACTTCTTTCATTAAACTTTTTCTTCCATTCTTCATCATCTTTTTTATCATTATATAGTTTCCTTTGCAACTCACAATATTTTTCAGGGAACTTTTCCCTATACTTTTGTTGCGCTCTTCTATGCGCTTGTGTGTATGTGGATTTTTTAGCCACTAAAATTGGTTTTATACCATATTCATCTTCTTCTAAATTCTTTTCTAAATCTCCAAAATCAAGAACAGAATTGTCAAGAGGTAAGGTATAACCAAAATCTTCATCTAATTCAATAATTAAATTTTTAATATTTGTATTTTCCATTATATATATTATATTAGATATTATTTCTTTAAATTAAAATTAAATTAATCTATATATTTTTTTATATTATAATTATATTATGTTATATAAAATTCAAAGTGTGTTTTTTGATAAAAATAAAATAAGTTTAGAAGACTCCGTAAAATGGATGGCGGAACATAAGTATAAAATTAAAAAAGTAGATGAGACAGAAAACTTGTATAGATTCAGATTAATACCACCAAAAACTTTAAAAAAAAAAGGATTTGACACGTATCGTAATTTAGAAATTTCTCCAATAATTACATTAGTTTTGGTTTATAAAAATTAAAGTGGTTTGAAAAATCTTTTTAAAATAGCCAAATTTTTCCTAGGATTATCCGACCAAAGATTTAAAAACTTTTCATAATCCTCCAAATAAGAATCACTATCTTGATAATATTCTAAAGAATAATCACAGGCGATACAATACCAACCACACTGAGAAGAGTCAATATTTTGTATTTCTCTATTATTACAATATATTGGCTTGAATGGTTTTAAAAAACTAGCAACTGCTTTCGGCATACCGAAACCAAAACTATCAAAATAAAGAGCATTGCAAACTTTATGATTTTCTGTTTCTTCAGCGTCATCTCTATCATCATCAGAATAAATTTTAGCTAAAACCCAATGACTCCCATTATTACCTTCTGCATCTGTTTTATCATCGTCCATAAGATTAATATAATAACTACCGATTTTTCTAGGTATATTATATAATTCATTTTTTGAATACACGCCGACAATTGGTAGTTCCAATTTTTTGCATATTCTTTTTATATCAAAATTTGTGAGCATATTACAATATACTTATAAATTAATTTAAATTCTTTTTAAAAATTCGGTTTTAATAAAACAATAATCTTTTACTTCAGGCTTCTCCCTATCTTTTCTTCCTCCTTTTCTTATTTCCATACTCCGAATCACGTCTTCACTATTGTATTGATACCAAAATAATCCGTTATTATAACTAAAAATAAAATATACAGGTTTATCACTAGTTGATGCAAAATCTATTTTATTCTTCCCAATCATTGTGTCAGGATAAGTGTTAGAACTACATCTTCTTGATTTTAATTCAATATAACAAGAATCAGAATAATAATCAAATATAGAATATTTATTTTCGGATTTTTTTAAATCATCTCCAAATTTACTTTTTAGTTTTTCAAATATTTCATCTTCTTTATTTAATCCAAAATTATAATCAATATTTTTATCCATATTTTTATCCATCTATATTATATATTTAGATATTAAAAGAATCTTTAAATCGTTTTAATATAATCCATTACCACCAGAGGCACCGTAAAGACCCCCACCTTTCAGACCTCTACCTCCATATCCGCAATCAGTTCCACCCATTTGTTGATAGTTTGTCGGTATAAAAGGGTTCATTGCCGGACTATTAATTCCCGCATATGGCGACATTGTCATTTCAGTAGAACTTGGTTTAACTCTTGAATTAATTTTAAAATCTCTAACAGGCGCATTATTAGGGGTGTTTGCAGTTAATTCCAAACCACTAAAATTGTTTCTTAATGCTTGCCGATAAGCAGCGCTATTTGATGCAAGGGAACCACCAACTTTTCTTGGTCGCCCTCTTTTTCTAATTCCGATACCTAATTTTTTATCAATTTCGTGCCCCGCATAAGAACCAGCAGCCGAGCCTGCAATACCACCAAGAGGCCCGCCAAGAGTTGAGCCAGCAGCAGCACCCAAACTAGCAGCCGCAGCAGGTATCGCATAATGACCGATTTTTTTAAATAAATTCCCAATATTTACTTTCCCTCCTTTTTTACTACCTTTCTTACTACCCTTTTTACTTCGTATTGATGCCATAAATGCTTTAGCCTCAGCACTCCCTTTTTTCAATTTACCACCAGAATAAGGAGCGTAAATTTCATCAACATAATGATGCCCGATATGATGAACTGTGTCACCTTTACGAGTTGTGTAATGATGATTTTTAATCCCGAATCCTAAACTAGAAGATGATTGTTGAGCCAATGCTTCTTTAGCAACAGGTTGTAAATTTGTGGGTAATTTTTTAATATTTGATTCTAATGCATCATATGCGATTTCTTCACCTTTTTGTCTCACATCACCGTATAATTTTTTCTTGCCAGCGGAAACACTTCTATTATCAATAGCACTGTCCGCAGCGCTTCCCAATATCGCACCGATAGCCATTCCAGCTTCCGGAGAACCTATCGCAGAACCAGCAGCGCGACCTACAGCAGTTGCGCCATATCTAGCGCCAGATTTCGCCAAACTTGCTACAGCAGGATTGGATAAAGCACGTTTTACAACATTTCCGACTTTATGGAATATTTCTTTAAAACCTCTACCGTGTTCAATTGTTGTGTGTAATTCTTCAGGAGTTAATGCAAGTTTTAAACCTTTACCTTTCTTATAAGCAGTTAATAATTTTCTCGCATTTTGTGGTTTTAACATCAGTATATGGTCCCCCGCACCAGAACCCATCATATGATGAGGTATAATAACGGCTTTTCCAGATGCTAAATTTTTAACTTGATTATGGAGTAATCCTAATTGATGTGGAATAAAATTTTTATTCATCTATATATATATTTATAATAGCAATAGAAAATAATTTTAGAAACTATGATTCTAAAATAAAATATCTATTCAATTCTTGCACCTGTGGAAATATCAATTGTCATTTCTTTCATAAATTCCACAAAGACCATTATGTCGCAAGCAACCAAACTACTATTAATACCAATAATTTGGACGGAACGGCTAACACCTTGTTCGGATGGGAGAACTCTTGAACAATCTCCATAATAATATCTATATAATCTTGAAAACATATCCTCACTAATTAAACCAGATGCTAAACCGGTTGTCATACTACCATTTAATTGATTTGAATATAGCAATTGTTGCTTAAAAGCTTCGAAATCGTAGAGCTCATTATTGAGAAAAAGATTAACACCAGATACTAAAATATTAAAGTTGCTTAGTGTTATTGGGTCAGGAGTTGAAGGCGATGTTGAACAAGCATTTAATGTGGATTGAGGAGAATCTTTAGTGGTGGTACCTGTGGTGGTACCTATAGTGATTGAATTTGTAGTTGAAATAAAGGGTACCACCAGGACGCTTTGAATTGAATTTATTCCATTCGATACCAAAAAATTAAAATTCGCAGATGGGGCGATATTTGAGAATTGATATTGGAAAACATCTTTATACATAATTTTTTTAGTTGGCGCAAGTGATAAATATTTACTTTCTGCCAATGGGTTCATAGTATATACCGGCGCATATAATCTGCAAGCTGTCTGTGGTGATTGACCGAGTGTATATGCTGCTTGTTGGGAGAATGTGTTTTTAACAATACTCAGTGTTAAATTGTAGGTGTCGGCAGGTAATGGGGATCCACCTTGACCGTATGCGGCTGATGCAAGCATTAATGGGTTTGTTAATCCACTAATCACCGTTGTTGAATTTACAGTTAAAGACGGTGAGAGTGTCTGCCCCCCAGTCGCAGGATTTATTGTACCCTGTGCTTTTGTAAAATTAATTGCTGTTTGGTTAGTATTAATATAAAATCTCATTGTGGCTCCTTTTAATAAAGGCATTTTTTCAAAGTAATCTGCCAAGTCTTTTAATCTTAATTTAGCGAAAACATACCAAATTACACTCCCCGCCTGTGTTTGTGATTTATAAGACCTATAAACACTATTACAAGTCCCTGGACCATTTATTAGACTCTGTCCTTGCGAATTCGCGGAACTTGTTGGGTCATAACCATACCAATCCTGTCTTTTTCTCATCCCCTCATTACAAGCATAATCTCCAATAAAAAATGGGCTCGGATTGCCCGCACCTGTATATGAAACTACTCCGGCGGCCGTTACTAAGGCTTGTCCCGCTACACCAGTTGACGGTAGAACTGTAGGAACACCTGGAGCCTCCCCCAAGGAAGTGACAAAGTCGGTGGTTGTACCTGTTGTTGTATATACAGATGAATTCGCGTTATTTGAAATCCCAACACCAACACCTCTCGAAGCGAAAGGATTCACAGTGGTTGCAGGGTCTGTATAAGTCTTTGAATATGCCCAAGAGCCCGCATTATCCGGATAATACCCCGCACTCGGTCCCTCATTTAAAAGGTCGTCCAATGACCAACTTGTATGAGTTTTAAAACTTCGGAACACATTTAAAAATGGGGTTTGTTGTACCACATTTTGATTATTAAATTCAACTGTCATACTGTTAATCATATTCCAAAATCCTGATTTAAAAGCCCAACTATAATCGCCAACCGGGGTCGAGATTAAGGGTGTAGTTAAAGTAGCATCAGTGAAGATGAGACTATCGGCCGTTCCACTTGTTAATTGAACAACCAATGGCATTAGAATGTATGCCTCCGACCAATTAATCCAACCTCCAGCATTTGATAAAGGTGTAGAATCAATAACAACTTGCGATGTGTAATTTTGTGCGTTATTATCATTTACATAAACCCATTTTTTAGAGATGAATTCACTTTGGTCAACTTCTGTATTCAAACTCTCTTCATAAACTAGATTATCAGCCATATTTTTATTATATAATTATATAAGATAATAAATTTTTCAAAAATAAAATTATATTATGTTTGAAAAAATAAAAAATTGTTCTATATTAAACTATAAATTTAATGAGATGTATTTTCTTGGTTTAGATGTTCTCACATTTAAATGATTCATTTTTTGTGTTAATTGATTTATAGCATTTTTTTTACCCTTATCAAGATTATCTAGAACTTCTTCACCCATCCCGTATCCAGCAGTCTTATTCCTCATTAATTTTAAAAATGCTCCAGATTTTAACGGCTTAATGTTAAAACCACCTCCAGCTTTTTTTCTTGCCAAAATATACATTATATATATATCTATATAAGATTTTAATTTACTCAATAAGTAAATCCTAATTCCGCCTTACTCTTCATAATTAATAATATTAGAGTATTCGGGTCTTGCATAATAATGGCATTACCGAGCGAATCCACAAATCTAAAAGTAAATTGTGTATATTGACCGTTCTCTATTTTATTAAAAGCCATATCGCTAACTTGATTAACATAAAGAGCACCAAAATTCGCACCCTGTGGAGTTAATGAATAAATTAATTGAGATGGGATAGCCAATCTATTATTCACCATACTACAAATACATAAATAAGATGGTTGCGGAATAATTTGAGGAGCAGTACTTGATATAAATGATTGTGTTGATGTATACGCGGGAGTTTGAACTTGAGCAGGAGGTGTCCCTGTAATTACTGCATTAGGATAATTGCCTGGAGCAAATCCTATTATATCTTGAAAATTTGTATTAGGAACAATAAAAATCGGGTTTATAGGATTTGTTGGTAGAACCCAAGTGGGACTAGTTGGTTGAGTCCAACTATTATCTGTTGCTATTGTATCACTTAACTGAAAAGAATTTATTTGGTCTGCATACAAAGAAGCATTCACAACAATTTGTAAAAAATAGACATAAGAACCTGTACTGGTTATCATATAATGTGTGTTAGCAACCATATTTTGCTGAAGATACGCGTTAATCTCTGGGAGTTCTAAATAACTATTTGGCATTGTAATTGTCCAAGTTGTCCCATCAATCCATTTATAGCTAAAATAATTATTATTATTTGCTGCGGTGATGTTGAATACGGAATTGTATAACGATATTTGTTGAACGGCTATAAATTCATCCACAAATTGGATTCCTCCAAGTGGGAATTGGTACAAAAATGTTGAATTGCCCGAATTCGCTACAATATTAGTTTGATTTAAAATAAGAGTTCTTGGCATAATATGTTATATATTATAATTAGATATTAAATATTCTTATATTATTCTAATTCCATTAACATTTCTAATCCTTTATTTTTATTAATTCTACCGTTTGATATATACTTTTTTATTAACACTTTACATTCTTTAATCATATTTGGATTATCATTGCCTGCATTTAATTCACCAAATAACAACTGTAATCTTTTAATATCTTCTTCTTCTTTGTCTTCTACTGGTGTTTTAAATTTAAGAGTGTTCAACACTTTAGCACCTCTTGCTATTTTTAAAAAGTGAGATTTTTCTGGTTCTGTTAATGAATCATAATGCCTTTGATTCACCTTACCCCAATCTAATACGTCTATAATAAATTCTTTAAAATTATCATCAATATGAACGGGTTTAATAGATGGTATTGTTCCTGTGGATGGGAATTTTAGATTTAAAACATTCTCTTCTATTAGTTGAGGGTAATGTACGATGTATTTACCGAACTCTCTGTATTTTGGCATATCTTTATTAATTGACACGCCTTTACCTAATTTTATCCGCCTCCCATTAAATGCGTAATTTTTTCTAACACCTTTCCCACTGTATGAAGAATCATCACCACTTTCACTATCTGCTTCTTTTTCAACTTTTAAGTGTTTATTGAAACCTTTTTTTAATTTTAATAAATCTCTATTATCTTCATTAAAGTGCTTGAGGACTCTATCTGTTAAACCGAATCCCACAACCCCCTCTAGTTGTGTCTCGGGTTGAGTAAAAACTTCCTCTATAAAATTTCTTGTTCGAACAATCCGCCCTCTGTTCGAATTTAAGTCGATTCTATAACCCTCTGGTAAATATTGATTATATTTTTTTTTCAAAAATCTATTAACAATATAACCAGGTGGTTTAGTATCATCTTTTTTCACACTCCCAATTATTTCATCTAATATTGGGAGCGATTCTTCCACACCCGCCATTTGTTGTCTTAATAACACTTTTTCCTGTTTAAGCCTTTCCGCTTCTTCTTTTTTTCGCAACACTCCTTGTGTAAATGCTTTAGTTATTTTTCGCGTCGCCCCAGATTTTCGTAATCTTGCTATTTTTTGTTCTTCAATGGCTTGTCTCTGTTCATTTTCGAGTCGAATTTGTTCATCATAAAATGGTAGGAATGGGGTGCCAATATTATTTCTTATTACGGTTTCTAAATTTTCTGAATCCTTCCAATTTTCAACACCCATTCCTGCTTCTTCTGCAGCCGCTTTTATTTGCTGTAATTCCTCTTCTGTTGGTTTTACTAAATTTAGTCTGTTTAATATTGTTTTTACAAGTTTATCAACATATGCTTTAATATATCTAATTTTTGCTTTCTTATCTAATTGAGCTTCTGTCGGTTGCGCTATTTTTTCTGATGCTATTCTCCCAATTTCTTCACTTGGTTCGAAAGACTTTGTGAAGCTCTTCAATGCTCTGAGACTTTTTTCATTAACTCTATTTAGAATATTTTCCAATCTCGCAATTTGATAATCTAATTGTAATTTTGTATCTGGTGAAACTGGCTCATATACTCTAAATGCTTCATTTAATTTGGTTTTGATGTCATTTATAGATTTTGATTCGGGGAGTTTATATACTTTAGATAATTGTTCAACATCTTTATTATATTGTTGTCTTTCGAGAATCGGCATATGATCAATGCTCACAAGTTGTGCAGTTGTTGGTGATTTTGCATATAAATTATCAACTGCTTCCTTAATTGGGTCTTCTACTTCTCTTTTGTTATAAGTACCTTTATAGAAAATTTCTTCTAATAAATTTGATAAATCAGCATAATCTTCTTTACTAGCCAATAGCTCTTTCCCAATAAGTGGCTCTCTACTAAACATTGTTGTGGCGTCTGTATCTTTAATATTAACACCAATAGCCGAATCTAAATTTGAAAAGAATTTTAAAAACTCTGCCATTAATGTTTGCGCATCTATATTTTTTTTTGAAATTCTTTTTTCAAAATCTTTTTGTATTGTCGGGAAGAATTTATTAACCTTTACTAAATTTGCTACCCCGTCTGGGAGCTGCATTAACTCTTGTGATACTTGTGTCGCTGTTTGGAAATCCGCGCCAATTGTCCTTAGATTATCAATAACTTGTTTTTGCTGCGCCATTGAATCTTGCATAATTTCTGTGCTTGTTTTATATTGTGGTGGGACCGGTGGTGGTTTATTTGGGTTTTGATAATCTGCAATTCTTTTTGTTAACACATTTTGATTATCAATTTGCATTTGTAATAATTCGGCTTGTAATTTCTTTTGATTTTGTAAGTCTCTTAAACTTGTTATATTTCTAATTAACATTATATAATATAGTTATAGAAAAAAAATTCTATGAATTTATAAGAATTTAATATAAATCATATATATCATTAAAATTCTTTCTGAATCTGTCATTCGGCTCCGCATCTAAATCCACCAATAAAAAATCTTGTTTATTATCAGTTGTTGAGTTTTCATATAACTTTAATAGTATTTTTTTATCAACGCCTAATGAATACTCTCTCATTATTCTAAATAAGTCGGGCAGATTTGCCAATTGTTTTATAACTAAATAATTTAAATTTTTTCGTATGATAGGTGGGACTGCGAAATAAGATTGTGATATATACACAAGTGATGCGTTTTGTTTTCTTGCTCTTATAAAATATTCTTCAAGTGGTTTCTGGTTTCTTTCTAAAACTAAATCGTCCATCACAATTAATGTTTGGTCTTCTTTATTAATGTCTTTATCTAAATCCGGGGCGTTTTCAATACCTTCAACTACACTCACACCTTTATTACCTAATTTGTCTTCCAAATACTCATAAATAGGCTCATTTTTGTTTTTGGTGATTATATATATGTCATTAAAAGTATTACCCATATTATGGATTAGATTCATCAAAGTTTGTGTTTTTCCGGCCCCAGAACCACCGATTATTAACATTCTGAAGGGTAATTTAATACCGTGTATATTAAAGTTAGGATTGTGAGTTTTGGTTAAATATTTTTGAGGAATTTTCTTATACCAATCTATTAATTCTGCATTACTGTTATTTGCTTTTTTATTTTGCATATTATATATATAATATAAAATTATATTATATAATTATAAATTATTTTATATTATATATATATAATGAGTGTTTATCCAAAACCAACAGCCCAACAAGGGACAATATTTAATCCCGATTTGTGGATTGTTTCAGATGTTAATGGAGTTAGTGTTGATTATTTAAATGAAAATTATTTACAATTCCCCGTATCACAGGGGTATGAAACATTAAATGGTATAACAAATTTAGGCAACTCAAACTTAAATAAAAATTTAACAGTAAGTGGTGAATCAACTTTTAATGATAATATTATTATAGATGGTACGGGGAATTACTTACAATTTCCTGATGGTAGCCAACAATCAACCGCGGCTGGTTCAACTGTTGGTATTGCCTTATTAAGTGGTGGTACAACAACCACCCCACAGGTTTTTACAGGTGTTAATGAACTAAATTCTATAATAGTTGGTAATCAGGGGAACTCAAATACAGTAACTATTTTAAGTGATGGTACGTATAACA